CCCCTTCCCCTACTTTGGAGTTTACCTCATGGCTATTACCCTTCGTTCCAAGTCTCTCGCCGTTCTCTCTGCTCTCACCGAAGAGTATGGTGATATGGTCGAGCGTGCCGATCTCGTTGAAGCGGTCGAAACTGGTCTGATCGACCGCATTCCACAATGGCTAACTACATCCGCTGAACTTCGTGCGGGTCGCGGTATCTATCGTCTTCCTACTTGGTTGCTCGATGATTCGCCAGCTAAGCCTGTTGCCGCTAAGCCTAAGCGTAAGTCTAAGGCTAAGCCTGTTGCCGCTAAGCCTGTTGCCGCTGTTGCTGATCCGGTCGCTGAACCGGTTGCTGCTGCTAAGCCTACTTCGTTTGATAACGTGAAGACCGCCGCCGATGGTCACTCGTTTGTTCCGAATCAATCGACCAACTACATTCCTTGGGGCAACTCTAAGTCGCTCAAGATGGTGCTTGAATCCGGTAAGTATATGCCCGTGTTCATCACTGGTCTGTCGGGTAACGGTAAGACCTACATGATCGAGCAAGAAGTTGCGCGTGCCAATCGTGAACTGTTCCGTGTGAATATTAATACTGCCACCGATGAGGATGATCTGCTTGGTGGTTTCCGTCTGGTCAATGGTCAAACCGTTTGGTTTGATGGTCCGGTTATCGAAGCAATGAAGCGCGGTGCGGTTCTGCTGCTCGATGAACTCGACCTTGGTACCGAGCGTATCTTGTGTCTTCAGTCGGTGCTTGAAGGTAAGGGTGTGTTCATCAAAAAGACCAATCAATGGGTCGAACCTGCTCCCGGCTTTACGGTTGTCGCCACTGGTAACACAAAGGGTCAAGGTGACGATACGAACAAGTTTATCGGTGCTAACGTGATGAACGAAGCATTCCTTGAGCGTTTCCCGGTTTGGCTTGAACAGTCCTACCCTACCGAATCGGTTGAAACTCGTATCGTCAAGCGTTTGTTCAAGTCGCTTGGTCTGACCGAAGACGAAAAGCAAATCGATACGCTGATCAAGTTTGCTCAAAAGACCCGTAAGACCTATGAGGCTGGTGGTTGTGATGACCTGATCACTACTCGACGCTTGTGCCTGATTGTTGAATTGATGCCGGTGTTCGGTAAGATTGAAAAGGCAGTCGAAATTGCTTGCTCACGCTTCTGCAAGGAATCCAAGCGAGACTTCGTGAAGCTGTTCAAGGCATTGACCGAAGAGGCAAACAAGCCTGCTGAACCGGTCGCTCCTGCTACTGATGATACATCTTCTATCGGTCAGGCAATGGAAAAGCTGGTAAACGGTGTCCCGTTCTAAAACAATAACCTGTCTCCCGTAGGGGGAACAGTTGACACGCCGGGCAGGATTTATTTCCTGCCCGGTTTTTTTATACCGAAGTATTGCAATGCTTGTCTCGATAACCTATACTTGTGTAACAATCCTATTTCCTACCGGAGTAATAAATTATGAAGCTATCGCAGAAGACAATTACACTCATGAAAAACCTAGCATCGATTAATACTAATTTGTATTTCAATGCTGGCGAATCGCAACTTGCTACAGTAGATGGCAAGTCGCCAACGGTTTTGTGCCGGGCGATGGTCGATGAGACATTCGACAAAGACTTTGGTATCTATGAACTGTCAGATTTTCTTGGTGCGATCAGTCTGTTCGATGATGTCGAAATCGAACTTGACGATACCCACTGTATGCTCTATGAAAATGGCAGCAAGCGTAAGAAGCTAAAGTACTTTGGTGCTGAAAAGTCTTGCCTGATTCTACCGCCTGCAAACGAAATCCCTATCGAAGACAAAGACAAGATTGTGTCTTTCGTGCTTTCCGATGCGGAACTTAAAAACATTGTGCGTGCTGCTTCACTGATGAAACTCGACTCGATTGCAATCGGTGTTGATGAAGACCGTGTATCAGTCGGTGCAAAGAACAGTGGATCGGGTAGCACTACAACAAACAACTACTCTGTTGATCTTGATGAATCAGATGTTGTTCGTGGTGATGCGTTCAATGGTACATTCGAAATCTCAATCGACAAACTAAACCTGAATCCTATCTCCGGTTGTGACTACAAAGTTACTGTCACTTCTCGCGTGATTGGGTTTGACACTGTGACTGGTTCTGAGTATGATGTAACTTACTGGTATTCCCCACGAAAAGCGAGCTAATAAAGTATGAAAGATATCTGGTCAATCAAGTATCGTCCAAACAAGATTGCGGATTGTATTCTTCCGCCTGCACTTGAAGATGTGTTTACTGGTGTTGTAGAATCCGGTACACTGCAAAACATGATTCTCGCAGGTGATGCTGGTGTTGGTAAAACAACTGTTGCCAAAGCACTTTGCGATGAGTTGGGTCTTGACTCAATGTTTATCAACGCATCGAAAGATGGTGACATCGATACACTGCGCACAAAGATTCAGCAGTTTGCTTCTACTGTTTCGATGATGGGTAACGGTAAGGTTGTCATCCTAGACGAAGCTGATCACCTGACCCGAGCAACACAACCCGCTCTTCGTTCGTTCATGGAAGAGTTTGCTGATAACTGCCGATTCATTCTTACTGCTAACTTTCTCAACAAGATCATCGACCCGTTGCAATCGCGTTGTCATGTGATCACGTTCCAGTCTCAGTCAAAAGACAAGCCGATGCTCGCCCAAAAGTTTATGGGTAGCGTGTGCAACATCCTAGACACTGAAGGCGTTGAGTATGATAAGAAGGTTGTCGCAGAAGTTATCATGAAAAACTTCCCCGACTTCCGACGTACACTGAATGAGTTACAATCATACTCAATCAAAAACAACAAGATCGACTCCGGTGTTCTGTCTCGCGTTGTTGATGCAGCAGATGTCAAGGTGCTGATCGGTTACCTTAAAAAACAAGAGTTTACCGAGATGCGTAAGTGGGTCGGTGTTCACGCAGCAGACATCGAACCGCAAACACTAATTCGTAACTTGTATGATGGAATGTATGACTATCTCAAGAAAGACTACATTCCCAAGGCAGTCGTGATCCTAGCCGAATGTCAGTATCGCATGGGCATGTGTGCCGACTCAGAAATCCAGTTGGTTGCATCGATGACCGAACTGATGTTGGAGTGTGAATACAATGCCTAAGACTAAAAAGTGGGACAAATCAAACAACAGCATCCAGCTAGGTGACTTCCTATCGTCTATCAACTATTCGAAGAAACCATTGCTTGATGATAATCCGGATGACGAAAAAGCGTATCCTGCATACATCATCAACCGTCTTCTGTCGTATCATGTTGATGCCATCATCCCGGTATCTCACTTGAACATTTATCATGAGTTGCCGAAGAAGATGCAGTTTGATTATTTGTGTGCGACACTAGGCAAACGCAAGCGGTTCTCACGATTTGCGAAGGATGAAGAAGAGCGAGTTGAGCGAATCAAGTTGATCGCTAGACACTACAATCTGTCTGTCGCCAAGGCACGCGAACTCTTGCCTATCTTAACAGACGAAGACTACGAAGACATTAAGAAAGCTCAGTACAAGGGCGGCAGAACGAAAATGTAACATCTAGGGTTCTCAAAATTGATAAATACGAATATAAATACGTTCGTTGTTATCACTGAATAAAGAGAGAACCCTAACCATGAATTATGATGAATACAATGATCTCTTCCGTTGCCACGGAGTACCCATCACACTAGAACAGCCAGACGATTTCCTAAAAATCCGCGAGACATTGACTCGCATCGGCATGACAAAGCGTGACGAAAAAACCCTAGTGCAGTCATGCAATGTCCTACATAAAAGAGGACACTACGCAATCTGTCACTTCAAGGAACTGTTTGATCTAGACGGTAAACCAACTACAATCGACGCAAACGATATTGCTCGCAGAAACAAAGTTGCTGCATTGCTAGACGAGTGGGGATTGTGCAAAGTTGTGTTTCCTGATAAGTACAATGAGCCAATGGCAGAGATGACACAGATCAAGATCATCCGAAGCTCTGAAAAATCAGAGTGGACACTGGAATCAAAATACACAATCGGAAAGTAATAAATGGCAGGCATCGAAGTAGGTATTAAGAGAACTTCACCGACCGCAACACTTCCAACCAAAGGCACTGAACATGCAGCATGTTTTGATGTCTATGCTGACTGAAAAGGTAGCACTGCAGCAGAAGGTGTTTCTA